AATGATTTTAATTATTAATTTTTATTAATATAAAATCCTTATAATATATAGGTTTTTTATAATAAATAATTTTTCTAAGTATTGGAATGGAAATATTATATATAATATATATTATATAATATAAATTACATTAACAATAATTAATTATTTTATATATAAATAAATATATTTAAATAATTAATTATAGGATTAAAAAGATTAAAGGAGAAAAAAGATTATGATTACAAAAAAAGAACTGACAAAAGAAATTGCTAATAGAGCTGGTATTACTCACAAGGAAGCTGTGAGAATTTTTGATATTGTTCAAGAGACTTTTTATGAAGCTCTTGAAACACAGGATGATGTAAAGCTTTTTGATGGTGTTATCTTTTCAGTAAAGGATACTGCTCCAAGAGTTGGTAGAAATCCTATGACTGGAGAAGCTGTTAATATTCCTGCTAAGAAGAAAGCTTCTGTACGTTTTGGTAAGGCAGTTAAAGATATTCTTGCCAATATGAAGTAATATTAAAAATTAAATATAAATAATTAGCAAGTTATCCCTGTCGTGTATAATTACATGATGGGGATTTCTTATATTTATATTTATGCTCTATTTCTTTTATTTTATAAAAAGAATGGAGAATAATATGTATATAGAATATAATTCTAATCCTGAAAATAAATTAGTCGGTGATTGTGTTGTTCGAGCAATATCAAAAGTCACTGACCAAGACTGGGAAAGAACATATATGGAAGTATGTGTTCAAGGTTTTATGATGCATGATATGCCCTCTTCAAACAGTGTTTGGGGAGGTTATTTATTTACAAAAGGTTTTAGAAGATATATTATTCCTGATACTTACCCTAAAAGATATACTGTAAAACAGTTTTGTGTAGATTATCCAAAAGGATTATATTTGTTGGCTACAGACCAACATGTTATTGCGGTTGAAGATGGTAATTATTATGATACGTGGGATTCAGGCAATGATTTCCCACTTTATTATTGGAGAAAGGAAATTAGTAAATAATGGATATGACTTCAAATAATATAAATCAAAATCAAATAAATCAAAATAATTCATATAATAATGTTAATTCTAATTATCAAGGAACTAATATTGATAATAATTATATGAATGGGAATAAAAGTGGAACATCTTATACTGGAGGTATGATTAATCAACCAACTGGAAATGTAGTTCAGCCAAGCCCTCCACAATATATACCGCAAAATAATAATCAATCTTTTTGGAATGGCAATTATAATAAGCCGATGCAGAATATTCAATATACTTCTGTCCAATCAGATATTCAAAATCAAGATGAAAAAGAATTTATTTTATTAGATGGGTCTACCCCCAATAAAAAGAAAAAATATGTATTCGTAGGAGAGATAGATATTACTCAACCTGTCTTTTCTTTAGAAGATATAAGAAAAATAGTTTCAGATGAATTTGATAGACGATTTGGAGAGGAGGAAAAGAATTGATAAATAATCCATTTACAAACATGCAGTATATCATGTCTGAATATAATAAATTCAAGAATGACCCAATGCAGTGGTTGACTTCAAGAAATATCAATAATCCACAAGAGATGCTTCAAAATCCTCAAGCTGGATTTCAAAATATGGTCAACAATGGAGCTATGAATAATCAACAATTAAATCAGATTATATCAATGGCTCAAATGATGCGTGGTTTCTTTAAATAAAAACGGTACTAACACTTTGCAAAGTTTATGTATAGTAACTCGTTGATATTATATTTAGTAAAAAAGGAAGGTAATTAAATATGGGATTAACTGATGGTAACAATGGTGGTCTTACTGCTGCTGATGTTGCAGCGGTAACAGGTAATAACAATGGTTTTGGTGGATGGGGCGATGGCTCTTTCTGGATTATTGTCCTTTTCTTATTTGCTCTGATGGGTAATGGATGGGGTAATGGTTTTGGTAATGGTAATGGCGGCGCTATGCCATATGTTATCAACAACGATGTTCAAAGAGGTTTTGACCAATCCGCTATTATGAATGGTATTACTGGACTTAACGGTACAGTTTCTAATGGTTTTGCAAATGCTGAAATCTCTCGTTGTAATGCTCAGACAAATCTGCTTCAAACAATGGCGAATAATCAAGCGGCTACAATGCAGAGTTTTAATGATGTAGGTATGGCATTCCAGAATTGCTGTTGTGACAACAGACTTGCAGTAGCTGAAACAAAACAACTTATTTCTGCCGAGGCAGCTGCTACTCGTGCTAACACAGATGCAAAAGTGCAGGCTGTTATGGATAAGCTTTGCCAGCTTGAAATGGATGGTATTAAGCAGAACTATGAGAATCGTATTGCTGGTATGCAGAATGAGATTGATGCTCTTCGTTCTACCATCAATACATCTGATAGACTTGCGTCTCAGAATGCACAGACTGCTCAAATTCTTGCGGATAATGCAGCCCAGACAAACACATTAGAACAATACCTCATGCCCACGCCCAGACCCGCATGGATCGTCCAGAATCCTAATTGCTGCCAGCCAAATTATGGTTGCGGCTGTGGATGCAATGCGTAATTGGGGGTGATATCATGGCTGAGTATGTATACAATCCAGTTCAAGAAGTAGAGGCTGGACAAAATGTATTACTTCAAGATTCTATTCCTTGTAATCGAGGCTATGTGATTCATCGGAATGGTTCTGGCATCCTTACTCTTAGAGGTATCGTTAACAACCCTTGTTCCAAATTTGCAAGATATAAAGTTGAATTTAATGGTAATATTGCAATTCCGACTGGTGGTACTGCTGGTGAAATCAGTCTTGCACTTGCCATTGATGGTGAGCCGATTCAAACGAGTCGTGCTCGTGTAACTCCAACAGTCACAAATGCTTATTTTAATGTAACAAGTGTAGCCAATGTTACAGTTCCTGCTGGCTGTTGTCTTACTATCTCTGTTGAAAATACAAGTGGTGTTTCTATAAATGTTCAGAATTCAAATCTGACTGTAGATAGAACTGCTTAAAGAAAGGAGGTAGTAAGTATGAAAGAATTAGAATGTTTAAAAGATATGCTTTGTGATGAAGTAAGAAAAATTAATTCTCAAGGAGAACTTAATCCTACTACTCTTCAAGTTGCAGATACAGTTGTAGATATTATTAAAGATATTATGGAAATAACTGAAAAAGAAGAACAAATGGGTTATAATGATGAAGGGTCTTATAGAAATGGCTATAATAATTCATACAATCATTATAATCGTTATAATAATAATTCTTCTTATAATCGTGGATATGGAAATAGTTATGGTTATGATAATGGTTATAGCAGACATACTGCTACTGACCAAATGATTGACAAACTTGAGATGATGATGCAAGATGCTACTTCGAAAGATAAAGCAACTATTCAGCGTTGTATTGAAGAGCTTAAAAATCAATAAAAATATTTTAAAGGGATAAGTAATAACTTATCCCTTTTTTATTTGGCTCGTTGGATTAGTCTGGTCTAAATCAATGCACTGTCTATGCATAGGTCGTGGGTTCAAATCCCACACGGGTCGCTCTACACCTTCGGGTGTATATAATCCTCACTGGGGATTTACAATGGATTAATTCTGGGGGTAAAAAGAATCAAATCTTTTTACCTCAATAATTTTACAAAAAGGATAAAAAGGAGAAATAAAATATGGATTTGAAATCAATTCTTGATACAACTGGTGATAATACTTTTTTTGATGAAGTAATTCGAGATTATTATAATAATCGAATTTTACTTCTTAATGATGATATTTCAGAAAATTTAATTGAAGATTGTATTATTTATATTATTAAATGGAATCAGGCTGATAAAGGGCTAGCTCGTGAAGATAGAAAGCCGATTACTATTTATATTAATAGTGGTGGTGGAGACAGTATTATTGCCATGCAACTTGTTGATGTAATCAAAGCATCTATGACTCCAATTAAAGTTGTTGGTATGTCTTTAGTTGCAAGTGCCGCTTTTCATATTTTTATTGCGGGTCATGATAGAGTTTGTTTTGATAACACAATTTTCTTAATGCATGATGGAGATGTAACTATTAGTAATAGTACAAGCAAAGCAAAAGACACCATGAAATTTATCGAAGAACTTGATAATCGTTATAAGAATCATGTATTGTCTTCAACAAAGATGACAGAAGATTTTTATGATGATCATTATGATATTGAGTTTTTCTTTTTTGGTAGTAAAGCAAAAGAATATGGTGTCGTAGATAAAATAATCGGTGAAGATTGTACTATGGATTATATATATTAATGGGGAATAAATATGGATTATAAACGACTGGAGAATGAAACAGATAAGGATTTAATTAATCGCATTTGTTCTGAAAAAGATAATATAGGTAGTTGGCAAGATGTGGCAAATATAATTAATAATATACTTGGAACAGCTTTTACTGAATCTAAGTATAGAAAAAATTTTAGGTTATATTCTCAAGGATATCATGATAGTCAAGCAAAACTTGCTGAAGAACATAGTACAGAATTAGAGAATAAATTAAATGAAATAAAAAAAGAGCGTATTAAATTACAGACTCTTAATATAGAAAGAAATAAACTTGATAGGATAGAAGCAAGAAAAGAATTGTACTATGAACAAATTGGTAATATGATTACTGCTCTTCCATCTCCTGTTTTTGATATAGAATATGACTCTGATTTAGCCCAAATATATGAAGATGATAAAGAGCAATATCTTTTAACTATTGCAGATATACATTCTGGTGCTACGTTTAAAACTGAATATAATGAATATTCACCTGATATTATGATTGAAAGATTTGCTGAATTAACTGAAAGAACTATTAATTTTATTAAAAAACACAACTGTAAAGTTCTTTATGTGGCTGGTTTAGGCGATTTTATTCAAGGTTGTATTCATATGAACGATTTAAAAATAAATGATTCAACGGTTGTAAAAGCTACTGTTCAAATAAGTCAAATAATGTCGCAGTTTTTAAATAATGTATCTAAATATGCATATATTAGATATTATCATATTATTTCTTCCAATCATTCTCAAATGAGATATCTTGGCACAAAAGCTAGTGAGCTTATGGGAGAAGATATGGAATATATTATAGGACATTATATTAAAGATAGTCTTATTAATAATAAAAATGTTGATGTATTTGTTGATGAAGAAGCAAGTGATTATAAAGAATTTGAAATTTTAAATTATAAAATAATTGCGATGCACGGTCATCAGGTTAAAGATATTAATACCTTATTAAATAGTATATCTTCCAAAAGAAATGAGATGATTGATTATATTATTTTAGGACATCAACACAATCATAAAATCATTACAGGAAATGATGGATGTACATATGATACAGAAGTATTGGTCAGTCCTTCGTTTGTGGGCAGCGACCCTTTTGCAGATTCTATTATGAAAGGAAGTAAAGCCGCTGTAATGATTTATGGTTTTCATGAATATGAAGGTCATAACGAAACTTATAAGTTTATATTAAATTAAATTCGAGTTGCTTCGAATTAAATCATATGGGATTGAGAAATATAAATGGCGTATCATGCCGTTTATATTTCTCAATGTACATTTGCTCTTATAATTCAATGGTAGAATGATAGATTTGTAATCTATTCATGGCGGTTCAAGTCCGTCTGGGAGCTTTTTAAAAAATGATTAAAAGGAGGAAGTGGATTATATGGCTTTTATGAAGCAAGCAAAGACTGAAGATGAAATAAAGAAAATGACAGTAAAGCAAGTTAAAGAAGCTTATAATACACTTGCTACTGATTATAATCATTTAATTGAATTTGATTATTATTATTGTCATTGTTGTAATACGTTTCAGTCTAAAAGTAATTTTTATAAAAATAAAAATAATGCTAGTGGTTATTTTCATATGTGTAAGAAATGCACTATGAAAGCAGCCACTGATTATAATAAGAAAGATGGTACTTATAAAGATAATCGAGAAAAAACAATTCAAGTATTGAGAATGATGGATTATATGTTCGATGATGCTTTATATACCAGTCTTTTACAAAAAGTAAAAGCAGATGTTGGGGAAAGAACAATAGAAACAGCATGGCAAAAAATGATTGTTGCTTTATCTTCTCTTCCACAATATACAGATAAAACTTTTGCTAATTCTGATTTTGGAACTCATACAGAATCAATGGATGAAGATGATGAAGAAATTAAAGAACTTATAAAGGCTGGTAGAAAGAGATTTGGTAAATATCCATCTGAAGAATTATATTTTCTTGAAAAAGAATATGAAGATTGGGTGACCAGATATCCATGCGATAATAAAGCACAAGAAGAATTATTTAAGCGTGTTTGTTTTAAACAATTGGAAATAGATAGAGCAACTAAAGCCAATCGAGATACAAAAGATTTAGATAAATCTTTGCAAGATTTACTAGGTTCGTTGGGTATTAAGCCTAATCAAAATAGTACTGAAAGTTTAACTAGTCAATTATCATTTGACCAGCTGATTGAAAAATGGGAAGACGAAAAACCCATTCCAGAACCCGAAGGAGAATTTAAAGACATAGACCATATTGGAATGTTGGTTGATGCTTTCTTTAGAGGACATATGGCGAAAATGATGGGAATTAAAAATGCGTTTTCAACTATATATGAAAAGGTAATGTCTAAATATACAGTTACAAAACCTCAATATGATGAAGGAGCTGACAGTGAAACTCTATTTAATAAAATATTTGGAGAAGAAGCTGACCGTGAATTAAATGATAGTTGAAAATAAAAAAAATATAAAAGAACTTGAACGAGAAAAGTCTCAAAAAATTATGGAGACTATTGCTTGGAGAGCTGGTTACTATCGTGCTAATCCTCAAAGGTTTTGTAAAGACATATTAAATATTAATCTTAAATGGTTTCAAGCTATATTGATATGGGCAATGATGCATAATAACTATTTTATGTACCTTGCCGCAAGAGGAGCTGGAAAATCGTGGCTTACAGCGGTCTATTGCTGTTGTCAAGCGATTTTATATCCTAGTAGTAAAATTATAGTTACTGCGTCCGTCTTGAAGCAAGCGAATGAGGTTTTGCTTAAAATACAAGATGAGATATATCCGCACTCTCCTATTCTTCAATCGTGTATAAAAGAAATGAAGATAGGTCAGAATGATGCGTCTATATATTTTAAAGGTGGTTCTTGGATTAAAACTAGAACTAGTACCGAGAATTCTCGTTCTGCAAGAGCAAATATAATTGTTGTTGACGAATTTAGAATGGTAGATAAAAAAATTCTTGATAGTGTTATTAGAGAATTTTTGAAAGCTCCTCGTCATCCTAAATATTTAGATAAACCAGAATACGCTCATATGACAGAACGTAATAAGGAATTATATTTATCATCTGCATATTTTAAAAGTTCTTGGGCTTATACAAAAGCTCAGACTTATACTGCTAATTTCTTCAGTGATAAGCAAAAATACTTTATTTGTGGTCTTCCTTATCAATTATCTATTAGAGAAGGACTTCTTGATAGAGGACAGGTTGAAGACCAAATGTCCGAAGCAGATTTTAATGAAATAGCTTTTTCTATGGAGGATGAATGTTTATGGTATGGAGATACTGAAGGTGGATTATTTAAATTTGATTCATTAAATAAAATAAGAAGAGTTAAACATTGTCTTTATCCTTTAGATTATTATAATGAGAAATTTCCAATACCTAATCCTCCTGCTGGTGGTAAAAGAATTATGTCTGTGGACGTTGCGCTTATGGCGTCAACTAAGAAAAAAAAGAATGATGCTTCATCTATTTATATAAATGATGCTATAAGAACTACCACTACAACTTATCAATCTAATTTTATTTATGGAGAGAACTTTGAAGGATTGACTACTGATGAATTAGGTACAATTATTATGAGATATTTTTATAAATATAAATGTACAGATTTAGTAATTGATACCAATGGAAATGGTTTATCCGTTTTTGATTATATTATAAAAGACCAATATGACCCAGATACTGGAGAAGTATATGGAGCATTAAATTGTTGTAATAATGATGAAATGGCTATTAGATGCAAAGTTCCAAATGCACTAAAAGTAGTATGGTCTGTTAAAGCAACACCTGATTTTAATAACACTATTTGTGTATTATTAAGAAATGCTATTAATAATGGAAAGATTAATTTCTTAATTCCAGAACAAAATGCAGATGAGGTAATTGCTGAAGAGTATAAACCTTATAAAAAAATGACCCCTATGGAACAGGCAAAAATGAAAATGCCATATGCTCAATGTACATTAGGAGTATATGAATTAGTTAAACTTAAATATTATATTAAGAATAATAAAATAACTGTATTTGAACCATCAGGTTGCAGAAAAGATAGATACTCTTCTATCGCTTATAATTACTGGTGTGCTTCACAATTAGAATTACAATTACGTCCCCATAATGAAGATACTCAATCTTTAGTAGAAAGATTAACTATAAAAAAGGGACGTTTTCATAAAAACACATTATAGGAGGTGCGCTTTGGCTCGAAAAAATAAAACCGAATACGATGCTGCGACTAGCGCATCAAATAAACAAATTGATTCTCAAGAATTGAAACAAATGAAAGAACAGTTTTCAGATGAACGAAAATATAATTTCACAACTGCAATTAATTCATTACATCAATTCAGAGAAAAAAGTAAGGATTACAGAAAATCAATTGCAACTTTTGATAAAGAACAATTGATTAGTTATTTAAAGAATATTGGAAGTAATGAAAATAATTTAAGAAATCTTTCTTGGTATATGTTTTATCGTAGTGCAATATATAGACGAATTATTTTATATAATGCTTGTATGTTTGAACTTGACGCAAGAAGTATTATTCCTAAATATTCTTTAATACAGAACAATAACGATAAACAAATACTTAAAAGTTATTATGAAACAGCGGCTATGGTAGATAATATGAGTTTGCGGGCTAATTTTTTAAAAATTTTTATAACTTGTTTTACTCAAGATGTATTTTATGGAGTAGCTTATTATAATGATGATGGATTATATATTATGCCATTACCTCCAGAATATTGTAAATTAGTAGGACAATTTACTAATGGAGATTTTGCTTATGCTTTTAACATGATGTATTTTACAGGAACAAATAGAGATTTATTAGATTATTGGGGTGAACCCTTTACTTCTATGTATAAAGAGTATCTTAAAGATACAACTAATAATCGCTGGATGCTAATGCCTGAAAAATATACTGCTTGTTTTAAGCATAATGTTGAAGATTGGATGGTAATAATTCCACCATTTAGTGGATTGTTGAATGATATTATTGCTTTAGAAGATACTAAAAATGTTCAAGCTATTGCAGATGAACAAGATATTTATAAAATGGTTTATATGACAATGGAAACTCTTGGTAAAACAATTGATGATTGGAAAGTAGACCCAGAGATTCTTATTAAATATTTTGATAGAATGTGCGATGATGCTATTCCTGACTATACTGCTGCTGCTATAGTACCAGCAAAATTAGATACAATTTCATTTGATGATAATAAAAATGCCGACATTAATAAAGTATCAAATGCAACAAAGAATGTATTAAATAATAGTGGTGGTGCTCAATTATTAAATTCTCAAGCTATTCAAGGTACAACTGGTTTATTAGCAGCGATTAAATTAGATACAAAAATGGCAATTTCTTCTCTCCTTCCTCAAGTACAAGGATGGTTAAATAGATTTCTTGGTTATTATATTAATGACCCTTCTAAAGTCAAATTCTTTGAAGTATCTTATTTTACTAAATCAGACTTAAGAAAAGAGTTACTGGAAAATGCTACCTATTCTTTACCAACTAAACTTGCTGCTAATGTTTTGTCTGGTTTTTCTGAATTAGAAACTTTAGCATTAAATCATCTTGAAGAAGATATATTAGGATTGGGCGATATATTAACTTCTCCTCTTCAATCTTCACATACCACAAGTAATGTTGGTGGTGAAGATTTAAAGAAAGATGATTCAGAGTTAACCGAAGATGGAGAAAAATCAAGAATCAAACGAGACCGTTCAAATGGATAAAAAGGAGAATTAAATGAGTAAGAAAAATTTTATTAAAACATCTGATAAAGAAATTTGGTTATTGTTAAAAAAAGAAGGATATACAGAGCTTCCAAAAGAGGGAGATAAATGGGTATTTCTTAATGATAAAGAATTTAAATTTTCTAATCATGACCAGAATAATATGGAATTTACAAATCAGATGTATATTTGATATATAGAAAGGATGCGATATCTTATGCCGAACAAGAAGTTGTTTACATTTGATGATTTATATTCTTTCTTCCTTAAACAAAATAAAAATATTAATTTCAATTCAAAAGAATCTGATACTGAAATTGTTGTTCAAGTATTAGGTTCTTTATCTTTTGAAAATAAAAATGTATATGAGGGATTAGCTCCTGTACATTTGCAAGCATGTCATACTGACCGTAATAGAAATGGTTCTTCTATTTCTGCGAAAGTAATGAAAAAGGCTTTTCCTACTTTTAAGAATAAACCTATTTTAGCTTATATTCATAAAATAGAAAATGAAGATGGTGAAATGGAAGAAGTTTTTGGTTGGCACGCAATGCATGAAGACGAAGACGGAAATACAATATATGATGAACGTATGGTTGGTATTATTCCTGAATCTAGTTCTCCTACTCTTGAATATGATGAAGTTAAACAAAAATATTATGTGAATATTGATGGTTTTATTTATGAAGAATATTCACACGCCAAAGATATTTTAGAGAGGATGGGGGAAGCTTCTGTAAGTATTGAAATTAATGTTACTCAGCTTTCATATGATGCCAAAGAAAAACTTCTTTTAATTGAAGATTTTTATTTAAATGGCGTAACCATTTTAGGTAAAGACCCAAATGGTAATGATGTAGAAGCAGGTATGGAAGGAAGTAATATAAAACTAACAGACTTTAGTAGAGAACATAATAGTATGTTTAGTTTAAATAATGATTTGTTAGATGCAATAAATAAATTAAATAACACACTTGCATCTTTCAATATAGAATCTTTGGAGAAAGGAGGAGAAAGTCAAATGAACAAATTTGAAGAGCTGCTTGCCAAGTATGGTAAAACTGCTGATGACATTGATTTTGATTATGAGTCTATGTCTGACGAAGAATTAGAGACAAAATTTGAAGAGCTGTTTGGAGAATCTAGTGGCGAGGATAATACTCCTTCGACTGAAGATGATTCTGAGAATTTTGAAGATAATCAGGAAAATGAATCTGAAGACAATAATCAAGAAGACGACAATCAAGAAGATGATTCTGATGATAATCAAGAAGAAAATGATAATGAGAATGTAGAAGACACACAAGAATATAGTATTGAATATTCCGTAAATAATATGAATTTTAAAACAAGTCTAAATGATATTCAATATGCATTAACAACTCTTGTTAATGATACATATTCTGAATCTGATGGAACTTATTATTCTTGTATTGTTTATGATGATTGTGTTGTAATGGTTGATTATTGGACTGGTACTGCTTATAGACAAAGTTATAAAGTTCGTAAAGGAGTTTATTCTCTTACAGGGGATAGAGTAGCTGTTAGAGCGGTATATCTTACAGCCGATGAAGAAGCTGAGGTTGATAAAATGAAAACTAATTATTCTTTATATGAAAAAGAATTAAATGAGTATCATAACACCGAAGCTAAAGTTGAAAAACAAACTATTATAACTAAGCCCGAATTTTCTTTATTAGCTGGAAATTCAGAAGACTATGATAATCTTGTAAATGAAATTAATGATGATAAACTCCATCTTAATTATACAATTGAAGATGTTCAAAAGAAATGTGATGAATATCTTCTTGCTTATGTAAAAGCTGGAAATCAAATTAATTTTGAAAAAGATAATACAACAGAAACTACACAAACGCATTTGTTTAGACTTCCTAATCAAAGTACAAAGAAGCCTAAAGGACGTTATGGAAATCTGTTTAATAAAAAGTAAATATTAATTTTATTTGAAAGGAGAAAAAATTATGGCTATTAAATATACCATTACAAAGTATGGTGTATCATTTCCTACCAAAGTGGCTGCCTCTGCTGGCTCTCCTCATATTTATAATATCACTTTGACAAATGATACACCGAATGGAAAAATTGTTGGTCGTGGCGCATGGCAAGAACTTGACCGTTATGCTGAAGCTGCTGCTCCTACATTTGAACTGGAAGTTAAAGGTCAGGCAACTAATGGAAATTGGTATGTAGAAGTAAAGAGTGTTGATGCTAGTGCAGATGTTCTGTACATTCATATGCCAGTTATTATTGCTGAAAATTTCACACGTAAGTTTGCTGATGAGAAGAATTTCTATCTTCCTGCTGGTACAGTAGCGAAAGCTTATACTCTGATTCGTGGCGATATTCTTGAGTATTCTGAGGAATGCTTTAGTGCTACCCCTACAGTAGGTGCTACGATTACTACTTGTAATGCAACAACAGGTAAGTTAACTGTCTAATTTTTAAGGAAAGGAGGAATGTAAGATGGCTATTATGAAATTTAGTACAACTCATTTAAATAACCTCTTTTCTGGTGGAGAGAATGGTTATGAATGGGATTCTGTTAAGAATCTGATGTTTGACCTTAGTGATGGTCTGGACATTTGTGATGAAGAAGGAAATAAAATAAACAAGAAAGAAGCAGAAGCAAAGATGCGCAATATCATCTTCTCTGTTCTTGGTCTTGATGCTTCTAAAAATCCTACAAAGAGAGATATTAAGAGAGCCTTTAATCGTCATGGTGAAGAATTCTTTGAAGTAATTGAAGAGCTGGTTGATATAAAGGTTAATACTGATCTTCAGGCAAATGATTTCTTCAATGATTTCGTTGAATATCGTAATATTGCTCTTGGCGATTCTAATGAGTTTTATACAGAAGATAAAACTATTCTGGCTGTAAGTAAAGTGTCTGGGCATCATCATGACTTT